GATATAGCAGATGGTGGAGGTGACTTAACTGTAGTGGAAGATGTCATGTTAGAGTCAACACTAGAGTTTGTAGTGCTATTTGTCTCAACACAGTTAGCATTAGTAGTGCTATCACATCCTTCAGATAATGCGTATATAGAACTTGCTAGTACTATAACAACTACTGCCCAAACAAACAAAAACATTCTTTCTGTTTTAAACATCATGTGTCCTCCGGTAATGCAAGGCACCAAGTATCAACTGACTTTGCATTATTAGGGGCATGTTTTAATAGTTTTTTATGAATACCTTCTTTAGTAACTATACAAGATTCATATGTTGGTAGTGTAGTTGGGAATGCTTTAACAATACATTCTTCATCTACCAAACATAATAATGCTAATACATAATACATTGTCCTCTCCTTATTTCTTAAAACCACTCTTCATATTCTTATATGCTTTTGGTGTTATTGTACTATTCTTTTTTGAACGACTAGTTCCTGCTTTCTTTTTTTTATTAATATTATAATATAAACCTTTCTTCGCTGCCATAGTGTTCTCCTCTACATATAGTATTCTCTTTAAGGGGTATATACAATTAGCATTCGTACCACTGCACTCTTACCCACGGTTCCCCTTGATACTCCTCAACTAATATACAATCTGTGGGTACACATTTGTCTCCTTTTAAGTAATGATCTATTAAACTATCAATCATTGCAGTTTCTTTTTGAGTTATATCCACTGTGTTTCGTCTTGAATCCATTCTGCTGTCCTCTGCTTCCAACTTACGTTAGATGTTTGTAGTTTATCCCAGTGTGTACGTAGGACTTCTGCACATATCGCTAGGGATATCACAGTATCATCGTAACAACCGGGGGCTGCCCCAGTTTTACCAGTGTCTGAGGAAATATAGTCCTTTAATTCTTGTATCATGATGGGTGAAGGGATTAATAAGTCCTCATTTTCTATAAGATTCTTTAAATTCCCTATAATTGCAGGTTTTGTAGCAGATGTAGTCCTAAATCCTAGCCTAGTTCCCTCTTCATTGCTAACATTAGCTATTTTAGTCTGTCTATACAGGTTAATGTAGTCCATTGACTCCAACTTCTGCAGAGTAGCTATGCCCATAGAGTTAGATTCTACAGCAAGTAGAGCATTATTGTAGTATCTACCAAGATAAAACAGTAATTCTCCCCACATTGCAGGATCTATACGATTATTTCTGTATACTGCTACAACTTCTCTCTCATTATTCATAACAACACAAGCTGAATAATCCTGGCCTACCCCTAGTGACACATCAGCACCTATAACATAAGGCTCTTCCCACTTAGGGAAATCATATATGTACAATGTACCTTCTCTATGCTCATCAAACATCTTACTATGTGGGTCCCACTCAGATCTTCTTTGATGTGGCTGAGGTATTAAGGCATCCAAACGCTCCACGTTGAACACGTTAGATCCACTGACAATAAATGCTTCGTCAGCTGTAGCTGGGTACTCTTGCTTAAACTTAAGCTCACCACCTTCAGCAATTTTAAGTCTTCTCCAGTATAGTTGGTCATTTTCTAATCCATATTTTTCTTGTAATGTTTCTTCTTCTATCGTTAACTCCATACCCTCTGGAGATACCCTACGATACTCATCGGTTATATACCACGGTAGGAATATAGGGATGTATTCGTTCTCTCCTGCAACGGCCCCCTTCCATAATCTATAGAACTCCCCCTGTGAACCATTAGCTGTGGACTCTAGTATAACTTCAGTACCTTTAGCTTGCGAGATACCTTGGAACAAACCAGCAAGTATCTTCTCATCATGCTGCCAAAAAGCAACCTCTGATAGGTGTGCAATTGTTGGGGTAGTTCCTCTACCAGCCTCAGGAGAACCTGCAGTGTAGAGTCTGTAAGAAGCCGTAGCATCCTTATCAGGCATCCAAGGACTATTAATAATAATCTCTTTGGAGTTTGATCTAATTTCTTTAGGAGATAATGCGCCACTCATATTACGTATAAGATTTTTAGACATAGCAAACAATGCATCTGATGTAGCAGAATCATGAGCCATAACTACAGACCTTGCATAAGCAGTATAGTAGGATTTCCAGAAGACTCTGCCAGAGCAGTAAGTAGAGATACCTTGTTGTCTGGCCTTAAGGATAATTGCTCTTACCTTACCAGTCTCTTCTAGCTGCTTGCTGAGTGCATCTGTTATGATCTGTTGACATCTGTTGAATTTGAAAGGAACAAATCCCTGTGTAGCATCCTTGGTTATAATTTGTATTTGTTCTGAAGCAAACTTAGTGAAGTCTTTCTCATAGGACTTCAGCTTTAACCTTTTCTTCTTCTCAGTTAATAATTTAGTTATTCCTTGTTTATCCATATTATCCTCATAATTGTATATACCCCTTAAAGGAGAGACTCCCTATCCCCCTTAGGTTATTATAGGTTATAGCTTAGGGTATTGTAGGGTATATCATAGGGTACTGCTTCTACTACTACTTATAAATTATAAAAGCTTTATCTTTTAAAGAAGCCTCTAAGTACCCATTTATTCAGAGTACCCTTCGGATACTCTTGGACCCCCTACTTCTTGTGTGTTGATTCCCCGTGGTTGTTGACGGGTATCCCAGAGTACCCTTGGGTACCCTTCGGTTACCGTTAGCACGGTAACCTACGGTGCGTTGCATCAATCACTGGGTACCACCCGACATCTGTGGGTGTCTGTGGGTACTTGGTTCCTTTAAGGGGTATATGCGGCCGTTATAGAGCCTTACAGAGACTTAACGAGATCTGTAGGTAACTAATAGAGTCGTGGGTTACCCTTAAAGGAAGTAGCGTAACATTAACTTTATGTCTAGAAAGGACACACTATGTATAAATCAAACTTTGTAAAAGCGAGTATTCAAACTGCGTTGGACCAAGCTAAGTCCAAGTATGGTGATGAGACCACCAATGCTCATTGGTATGGTATAGCTGATATGGTCGAGCAAGAAGCGATGGCTCAAGCTTATGTTAGCGAATACGAAAATGCGGCTGATGATGACAGTGATACTATGTTCTTTATGGCTGAACGTGCTAGGTGGGGAAGAGCGGTACTCAATAAAAACTACATGCTTGCTGGAGAAATTGAGGATGAGTGGGATCGTTGTGCACCTCAAAGCTTCTATAATGCCCAGCGAAATGATGGACCTTGGGAGTACGATGAAATACCCTTCTAAGTAACTAACTCTTATTGCTCATTGGTAACACCAGTGAGTAATGATGCTTAGTTTAATAGAGCAAACACGCATGACCTTCCAAGTATTCAGGTCACGCTTTAGCGAAGGTATTGGCGTTGTTGAGAGATCAGCGACAAGTCCAATACCTTCTCTACAATTAGCGGTGGTGCATCCTGTGCTACCCGACATCAGATCTCTTGAAAGGATCAAAACAATGGCTAATAAAATAGCACCAGTTAAGACTACTACTACCAACTCTAACGGAGAGGTAGTAAACTCTAGGGTAACAGTTAATAACACTGTTGCACCAAAGAAACCTGAAGCTCCTAAGCGAACACCAGTGGCTATTTCAAGAATCAACGCTTCTGAAATATTCAGAGTTGGTATTTGTGGAGATCCGGGAAAACGTAGGGTTGAGATTACATTGCGTAATGGTAATCGCTTTATACATAAGCATACCTATGCAATCAATGCATCATTGAAAATAACCGACGATGACTGTGTTGACAGTGCAATGCGTATGGCAACTCTTGTTAGGAAAGCACCTTCAGTAACGATAACACACTGGAGTTTGTTGCCCCAAAGTAAGTGACTATTATTACCCATTGGTTACAGTGGGTAATGATGTTTACTTAACCACTCTTGAAAGGAGTAAATACTATGGAAGACGAAGCAGAACTAAACTTTGAGGATCAAGATGAGTTGCCCGACACCCAACATCATCAATCATTCTCATACTATAATAATGATAGATCTACGATATGTTCGTAGGTCTCATCATCATTGGGTTACTCATTGTATCCTTTAGTATCTTTGGGTAACCTTCAACTGACGCTAGCGCGTCAGGCTTTAATGGGATTATTATAATCCTTTAATCTTTATAAACAGAAAGAGAAACTATGACAACATTATTAAAACCAGCGACACCATTTAATCCTAGCGATTTCCCAAGAACCTTGAAAATGAAAAATCTCAAGATAAATTACGGGAGATTTGATCCTGAAAGACCTGTAGATGCTTACATGTCAAATGGAACCGCAAAGCAATGGGAGTGCGAAGCTATAATACCAACGCTTCAAGAAGCTCAAGAATTAGCTAACCAACACATGCGTGTTAAAGTTAAACCCGATGGAACTTACTCCATGAATCTTAAGAGGAAAACTTTAACAGCTAAAGGTACTGCTAATGCTCCTGTAAAAGTCGTGGATTGTGGTGATAAAGCAAAGAACATTGCACCACGTCCATTTACAGATGTAAACTCCATCGGTAATGGGACTACATGTAATATAAATGTGTACCAATTTCATTATGATATGGTTGGCGTAGGCCAAGGCATCAGTGATATACTGTCTGCAGTTCAAGTAACAGACTTAATTGTATATTCTGGCAGTGGTAGTAGTGAGTTTGATATTGAAGATGGATTCACACAATCTGAACAGTCTTCAACAACAACTTCAAAATCATCTAATGAATTAGAAGTTCCTTTCTAATACTGAAGATGTACTTACTGCATGGGAGATATTCCCGATAGTGGTAAGGTTCTGGTCCTGAGTATGACCTTAAACTACTCATTTAAAACCTAAACTATTAATAGTTGTACCCGACATCGGGACATAGGAGATAAGTGTTACGGAAGCACAACTGATTCCAAACCAGTTAGCGTGGGTTCGACTCCTACATCTCCTGCCAACTATTATGATAGACCACAACTGTA